GATCGCGTTGGGCAGTTGCGAAGGGAAATGGTGCGGGAAGGAATTGCCGCGGTTGATAAGATCTACCTCCCGGATAATATTCGGGCCAGTGTTCTTTATGATTTGCGCGACCAAAAAGGGGTCACGACGATGCGTGACTTCTGGAAGCAGTGGTCGATTAGCAATCACAATGATGAGTTTACGCCCGAAGAATGTGACTTAGAACGACAAGCACTGTTGTGGGCCTTCCGCGCCGAGCGGAATTATTTGAACATGATTGCTCAGCGGGAAGGGCTGCACCAGTATTTGTTTGAACTGTATAATGAGATTCTCCTGTCAGAGTCGATTTTGATTGACCCCCAAAGTAGTTTGAATTAATTGTTAAAACTATTGACAGTGAATAGTCGAATAACGTATAATTCTACTTGTACGTTATTGCCCGCTGGTCAAATTGGTTAAGACGTCGCCCTCTCAAGGCGGAGTTACGGGTTCGATCCCCGTGCGGGTGATTTTTTATACTCTCATTTAATTTAATAGAGTGTTAAACAGTTGATATAAAGGCATTTTGTTATTCGGGTGAAAGCCGGTAAAACTTATTTATTTGATATTTTGAACCGTCTTTGAACCGCGAAAAATTAAATATTAGCTGTCGGGCGTGACTGTCACAATTAAGTGGCAGTTTTTTATTTTAAATTCGTATTCGTATTCGAATTTGCTATAATAAAAAAGTGCACTGGCAACCACCAATGCACGCACTTTCTTGAAAGGCCGTGAGATTATTACGGAATTTCTTGGTTGCGTCTGGCTGGTGGTGTATTGCCGTACACCAGAACGAGGACGCTATCCGCTAATCTATCAGCCCTATCGTTGAATATAATTCAACCATTCGACTGGTTATATTATAGCATGGATTAGCAACTTGACCAACCGTCTAGCTTTCACGAGCTGGGCGGTTTTTCTGTTTTAAAATTGGAACCGGTCCAATCCCGGACCCGTATAGTTAACTAATTAATAATTACCCGCTGAACTGCTTTTCGTTTTGTCTGAGAGCAAAATAAAAGGACGGCCATTAAGCCGTCCTTTGGTAAGGAGCGGGGGAATCAAACCCCCGAAGAACCCTACGCAATAGATCTTTATATACCGAAGCCTGATTAATGCTTAAAATATCCCGGACACTAAGGCATGGCTTGATGCACACGATAACGTTTCCGCCCAGCGCTTCTAAAGGGCTGTTTATTAACCAGATAACGGTAAAAGTGTGGGCTTCCTCACCCACATTTCTATTATACCAAACGTATGTTTGCATATCAATCTACTAATCCTCGTAACTGCTGAATCATGCTAACCACTTGGTAGGGGGTCTGTTGCATATCAGTCCCCCGGTTTTGGTACCAGAATTGTGCCAACATTTGCACGGCGAAATTATACTGTTGGTACTTGGTTAAGTCAGCGTTGGCACTAACAGCATTCTGTACATACTGCTTAGCGTTGTCGATATAAGTATTAATTAGCCCGTCGTCTTCGCTACCGTCTAAATAGAGGGCCTGCTTGAAGTTGTCAACGGCCTTTTGGTCGATTGCGCTTGAGTTGTTATCCATTTTCCTAACCTCCTTTATAAAGTATCAATATTCAATGCCCTGGCCACGTCCTTGATGAATCCGTCCCTTAGCTTGTAAGCCTTGGTCTGACTACACCAGATAGCGTTAGTTGCTACCAGGTTTTTAATTGATCTATGGCGCGGACTAAAATAGCATTCCTTAATAATCTTTTGGGTAGTTTCGCCGGCCTGGTCGTAAACCTCTTCAATTACTTCTTTTTCGGCTTTGAGCCGTCTTAATTCTCGGTCTTGGTCAATAGTGATGATAAGGTTGTCATAATACGTCCAAGGGTGGTTCTGGGCTTTGCCACCGCCGATATTGTCATCTCGTTCATGAAATGGGTGTTCAATTTCATATTTACGGGCAGCGATTTTCTTGTCAATCAATGGGTAATCTTTGAGAATCTGAACAACTAGGTTAGTGGTTTCCTTTCGCATTTAAGCACCTCACGAAAAAAAGGCGGGCGAACTGCCCACCCCTTTGAGTTGATTGTTATCTTAATTTACCTATTTAGATTACTTTGCCGTTGTACCCTTGGCACTGTCGGCCAGTGATAGGTTAAAGGCAGCGTCAGCGCTGATTGGCTGGTAGTCGTTACGAACAACCACCGATAAACCTTGGCTGTACATATCGAATTTATCCCATTGAGCGGTTACTTGATTGCGCCGGAATACTGCCACCGCTTCGGCAATGTCACCCAAAATCATTGGGTGGGTGCCATCTGAATTGTCCGGCAAGAACTTGTTACTAATCTTAACTACTGGCTGACCCAGCAAGCTGAATCCACTAGGTGCGGTAACATCTGGCTGTAACAGGTACCGGCCCTCATTGTCTTTCAAAGTATCAAGCACTTGGAAAGCAGATTGGTTAACTAGCCATGTTGAAGTGCCTTGTAATGCGGGGTCAAGATCTACGTTAAATACTTTCTTCAAGTCGTCAACATTAGCAACGGCCTTCTTTTGGAAAGTATCACCCTGGAGCACTTTAATAATTTCGGCGTTGTCAGTGTTATCAACTAACTTTTGAAGCTGGTTCTTAACTTCGGCCACAATGTCAACTTCGGCATCGTCTACAATTTCATTGGAAAGGGCAATCTTTCCGGCGCGCGTCTTAGTTTCAAACTTAACATTTTCAAACATATTGGCGTCAACATCGCCAATTTCTGCTAGTTCTTCCTTAGTTGCTAACGTGGCCGTATTATAACGGGTGGCAATTGGGTAATGGCCGGAACCAGTGCCCACGGTCTTAACAGTGGCATAATTTGCCAGATTGTATTTGCTGTTCTTCAATTCCAACACGGGGTTTACTACTTCTTCGGGAATAACTGCTTCGGCTCCCTTGGTGGTCAAGCCGTCCCGAGTTTCACCGCGTGAACGAATGTAATTTTCAAAAGCCATAGATGGTTGTTCTGGGTTTTCGGCTGGGTTTAGTAAAGTCTTTTGCATCTTGTCTTGTTCCTCACTTTCAATAAATTGGTTGTAACTACGAATGCTTGTCTTGTCTACGTCAACGTTACCGGCGTTATAACTTGGAATGGTCACCGTTGACACCTCTAATAAGTCCTTAATCTTGTTAACTGTTCGGGTGATCTGTCCGTTATCGTCACGGGTCCAGCTGTCGGAGCCGTCGTCGGTATCAAAGCGGAAACTCATCGAATTAATATTGCCGTTCTTAACATTGTTTAGCGTGTCGTTGGCATAACTTACGTTAGGATCAATAGTGGCCGTGAAGTGAAGCCCCTTATCGTCCACATCTAGTTGTAAGGTGCCAGCCTTAACGCTTGCCAGGGGCTTACTATAATCGTGCTGATCCAGCATGATTACATTTGATAAGTCCACCCCGTCAAGGGCCTTTGGGTCGATTACCTCTACAAAACCGCCCAAGTCCTTGCTAGGCTGATTAAACATTAGGGCGTAGCCTTCAATCTTGTTAGGTTGTTGACTATCCTGTGTTTGCCCTTGGTCGTCTTGCTGACTATCGGGGGTCGGCTTGTCCTGGTCAACTTTCAAGTTGGCATTAGTTGTTAGTCGTTTGTCCATCTGTCGTTCTTCCTCCTTGTTCCATAAAATTATCGCCATTTGTTACCGGGCCCAAGTTCAGTAACGCCCGGGCTTCGTTACGGGTGTACAGGCCGTTCACATAACCATCAACCGCCATTTGCTGCTGATCTGCTGGGTCAAGGCTTAATAACTTACTGTTATCAAAAATAAAATCTTGCCCTAGCTTATAATTCAGTTCAGCGGTAAAACAATCCTCGTAATGCTGTAATGTGCCTTGTAAGTACTGAACATTACTCTGTTGTTGATTGCTGTGTTCATTCTCTACACCCAAACGTTCCGGCGGCAGGCCGAACGCCTTCGCAATTTGTCGGGTCGTCCAGTCGTTAGAGTTAACCAGCTTTAACACGTCAGTATTAAGTGGTAAGGACTTAACCTCCATGTTGTCATCGGTGACAATCGTATTAAGTGCCTTGTCGCCTGTTGTAGCGTCGTCAAACTGTTTCCGTATATTCTCTTTACCATCCGGGCTTAGATCTGTCTTGTGAGCTGTCACAACAGTTGTGCCGTGAATACCGTTATTAAAGAAGCTAGCCATTAAGCGATTGCCCGCCCCTTGAATCTTTAATTCATCTCTTAGGGCAAATAACGGAGACAACCCAACTAGTCCATCACGGGTGAAACACTTGAAGTGAAGAATGTTCTTTGGTGAAATTACCCGCTTAATTCGGCCGTCTGGACTATACGTATAAGTTAATTCGCCGGTCGTATCTTCCTGTTGAAGGGTTAGCTTGTTGTTAGGAATGAAGTTCAAACTATGAGAGCTTCGGTCAATTTCGGCAAATGAATTACCATTTAGAAGCATTTCAACGGTCAGGGCGTATTTGAAACTTCTTCCGTCCATTAAGTCATTGGGACTGTCATTGACCATTTTGTTATACAGGTCAGAACTGGACTTAATCGGGTTACTTGCCAGATCGCCAGCAATAATGCTAATAGCGGCGTAAATGTCGCTATTTCGTAATGCTGAGCCACTTACAAAGCCGTTCGGGTCGTTACTGGATAAACTAACCAGAGCGTCTAAAAACGGCTCTCCCGTGCCTGTGGTGGTCTTGTGAGTAAAAAGGTTATGAAATAGTGCCATCGTTTCACCTCCTTAGAATAAATTGGTTGCTGTTTCGTAGTACCGGGCCGTCCTTTGGGCTTCTTCCATCTTGGTGAAGTAGTCATATCCGGCAGCCCAAGCGTCAATCAGTGCCGCTAAACAATCAATTTTGTTTTGCTTCTTGGTCTTATCTAGTAGTGCTTGTCCGTTGAAGTTGTACTTCAAAATGGCATTTGATACGTTGTAGGCCAACATTTTGTTGCTTGTGTGAAGGATATTGCCTTTAACCAGTTCTTCTTTGAACTTACCAATCGGAATAGATAAGTTCTTATAAGACTGGGTTAATTGAAGTTGTTGTAATCCCGCTTCCTCAAAACGGTTAACTAGGTCAGCCCACTTGTAGGGGTCAAATACCAGGAATTTAACGTTTAAGTTATGTTTACCTACAAATTTCATCACGTAATCAAACACTGAATCATAGTCAATCAGGCCACTTTCTAGTGAACTAATCGAACATTCACCCCGTTGAGCGGCTGCCTGGTAGTCAATCCCATCACGCTTCGACTTAGTAACAATTCCGCCATACCGAGAAACAAAGGCATGGGAATCGGCGTAAAACTTGCCATCTTCCAGGGGAACCAACCAGCTAATAGCGGTTAAGTCCCGGCTTTTTGAGAGGTCAGCGCCAATGAAAACGTCTTTCCCGTCAATGTTCGGTGCTTGGTCAATTAAGCCATGCTGCCAGTCCTGTTCACTGATATAAGAAGCCTCGTTTTGCTGGACAAACATATTCATGTTCTTAACCAGGACGTTGTTTAGGTTGCTTTGTTTAACAGCAACGTCAAGATCGTTTTGAATTTGTTCTTTCATCGTTCTAGCAATCTTCGGGTTACTCATCAATGGGTTGGCCTTGATCCACATATCTTGGTTCATTACCTCATCTTTGTTATCAAGACAATACATAACAGCAAAGTAACGATCATTAATATATTTACGTTTGAGAATATCAGCAGCATAGTCCCATTCTTTCTTAAAGGGTGAGTTTAGATTAAAACCGGCGGTGCTAATAATGGCAAGAATACCGTTGTCTTGCTGAATCATACCGGACTTTAGGGCGTTTAGGATAGTATCATCCTTGGCTTGGTGGTATTCATCAACAACCCCCAACGTTGGGTTATAACCGTCCGTGCTGTGGGTGTCGGTGGATAGGGGAACCGCAAAGCTCCCAGTTTCTTTATCAGTAACCCGTTGCTTGTTAATTTTGACCCGGCGACGCAAGTAATTAGAACTACGGCGCAAGTTTTCCAGTTGGTCACTCATAATGTCAAAAGCCAGATGGGCTTGTTGTGAACTGTTAGCCGTAAACAACACTTGGCGGTTCCGTGCTGGTTGCTTTTCCATTAGCAGGGACACAACCCCAATGGCAGCTAGTAGAAAACTCTTACCGTTCTTCCGTGCTTCGCTAAGTAAAATCCGATTGAACCGTAAGGAATTATCGTCCACTTGTCGCCAGCCATAAATATTAGCTAGAATGAACACTTCAAATGGTTCAAGGGTTAGCGAGTCGCCGTTAGTCTGGGGCAGGCTTTCCACGAATTTAATTACCTTGTGAGCGTACGTCTGAGAGTAATAAAAAGGGAAGTCATCATCTTCTTGGCGTTTCAAGTCGTCTAAGAAGCGTTGGCACGCCTTGATTACTAGCTTGCCCGCTACCTGGTCACCATCAATAACGCTTTTAGCATATTCAACAGCACGGTCACTCATGACAACATCGCCTCGAATTTGTCTTCGGGTTCGTCGCTATTAACCGCCTTGTGGATTTCCAGGCGTACCCGTGATTGTGGGCTTAGTCCCATTTGGCTATCGATTGACTTCATTTCTTTAATAGCCTTGTCCCGGGCCATGAAGTACGGGGATTGTTGTGGGCCACGCTTAGTATCCACGATAACGCCGTTCTTATTAATTTCCTCGGTGCACTTAATTACTGTTGAATAAAGTGTACAGTGGGTAGCAATCAATCCAACATCTAGCTCACTAACTGGGGCGTTTGCCTTTAATAGTGGCACAATCCGTTCCCATTCTTTGGCGGCTAATGTATCTAACCATTCCGGGGCGTCTGATGTTAATGTTGGGTATTCTGCCAACGCTTTTTCTGCTTCCCGGCGCTGCTCCTTTTCCACCTTGGTAATATGCCCAATTGTTCTAGTCTTTGCTGGTCGCACCAATTTATCACTTCCTAATCGTTATATACTATACTTTATATAATATTATATCATATATTAACGAACAAATGTTTGATTAGCGGAAATTGAATTAAATTTTCTCTTGACTTTGGGGGCTAAAAATAATCTAATAAAGTTGTCAAGAAATAGTGGAAAATAATAAAAATCCTCAAGGCTTTGTTCGGCTTTGAGGATTATTTTTGTAAACGGAGCTTTTTTTCTAAAAGAACCCCAGCTATCCCAGCTCCTACGCAATTAAAATATAGCCCCCCGGTCAATTAATTTTGCCGTGATTGAGCCATTTTATTTTCTCGCTCGTGGTCTTGCTTCGTCTTAATCCGGTGGCAACGATAGCACAATGGTTGTAAGTTACTTGGGTCTAATCTTTTGTCCCAATTCTCACGTATTGGCTCTATATGGTCAACTAAATCAGCTTTCTTGATAATTCCCTTACGTAAGCAAGAAACGCAAACAGGGCTGTTCTGGAGCGTTCTATGGCTTAGCTTGACCCATGCACTCGTTTTGTAGAATCGGTTGTAGTCGTGTGGTGCTTTGGCACTTGCTGCCATTCGCTGACGATAGACGCGTTGGTTATGCTTGTGTTTCTCTTCCTTAGTCATACCCTGGTAGTTATCCCGCTGCCAACGCTTCTTGCGTTCCTCGTATTCCTTTTGTAAGTATTGGTGCTTACTACAATAGTATTGACCTACTGGTATTACTTCCCGGCAACCAGCAGCGTTACAGAACCGCATTACTCCCATTTAATTACCTCCAATCAAAAAGGGCACCACCTTAGTGATACCCTCATGGTTTACTTGCCGCTATACTCTATAATGTCTAACGCGTTGTTCATAGCCTTTACTAAATCGGCTTGCCAATGAGCAATGTCTGCAACCGTGTTTCTAATTGTTTTACGTAGCTCCTCGGTTGATGGTCCGTTCGGATCAACTGCTGCTACCTTAGCAATAATACGACGCGCGGAAATTAACCAATCTTCGCGGCTTTCCTTAGCGTGCTTGCACATCGCAACTGTAGTAACTTCGTCTATTAGATCTTGGTTATGTTCTGGAAGTCCCACTTGCTTTGCTAACTTCGTTGGGTTTCCGTGAATGTCTACCAGCTCAAGGTTAAGCAGGGTACTAAAGAAATGCTGATTATCCGGGTCGTCCTTGCACTGGTCAATCAAAGCATTAACGAAGTTACTGTATTCTGGTTGTTCTAAGTAAGCTTCTTGTTCTTTAATCATATCTATCTAATCCTTCCTATTGGTGACTGTCCATCTTTTTCAGCGTTACCGTATCATAAGCCAGCAGTTCATCATCAACCGACCAGCCAACCACTCGATAAGTATCGCCGTTATATTGAGCCTGTGGGTACTTCTCGACGTCGTTTAAGTCCTTGTTGTGTCTGACAACCAGAACTATGTTGTCGGTCACTGTGCTACCTGCCAGGCTGATAGCTTGGCTGGTGCTTAATGAGTACATCCCACAATGAACCGTGATTAGTGGGGTGAATCCGGTTATAGGTTCGCCTGTGTTGGGATTAATTTCGCCAGTGTCACCATCACGGCCGAAGGTTATTTTATTTCTTAACCGGCTTACCGAGTATTTGTTGCTTCGCATTTTCTGACCTCCTCGTTGCCAGTGCGCCATCACCAGCAATAATTATTTATGACAATCAACTCACGGGCATTTCACCCGGTCGGTGGTTTATGGTCACTGCCTAAAAATTTATAAGTTTTACTGAATTTCTGGTAACCTGGTAACCAGGGGGCGTTATCCTTGATATATCAACGTTTTGGGGTTACCTTTTCACTTTCTCGGTTACCACTTCTTTAGTAACCGTTGAAGATGGTTACTATTTTTTTGGTAACCGCTTTTTGGATTTAGTAACCATGAAATGCTGATATACCGGCCTTCGTTGGGGGTGGTTACCGGGTTACCGAAAAAAGTGCAAAACTTTTTAATTTTAATTACTTGATTTTGATTCCCTTAAACCCTTTTGCTGACTTGCCGTTAATTTTAGTTGTGCCGTATTCATAACCGCGGGACATTAGTTGTTGCTTAAAGGTCGTTTTCGCCATGATATTACCGCCTGTTTTCGCAATATATTCCTTGTAGTTGGTATATAGATGTACGCCTTTTTCTCTATCGCCCTCGGCAGTTGAACAACATTCCTTAATCCAGTTGCCAATATTATCGTTGGCGTCAATCCAGTCTTGCTTTTGTTGCTTCATGAATTCGGTTTGCGGAAATTCATTGGCTTTCAGTGCGTTCCGGTAAGCCAATAAGCATTCATGAGCAAAGGCAGGCATTTCATTTTTAAAGTCTTGGTCGTTGAACTTCTTGTTAAAGTCCTTGATTTTATGGAATGTGACGATAATCGGCCGTCGCTTGAATCCTTTTGTAAAATCGTTGAAAGCAGGTAATTGGTTAGCACTAAAAATCATCTTCGCTTCATTCTGAAACTCAAAAGGGTCCTTGTGCTTAAACTGTCCTGTAATAGTATCGCCACCAGTTAAGACTTTTACTATATTTGTTTGGTTCATGAACTTTGGGCTAATGTCAGCAAAAATATTGGCTGCCTTGTGGTATAACTTTGAAGTTGAAAATTTGGCGGCTTCCTGGTCTGATAATGCTTCTAGTGATACGTCGGAAACGTTAGGCTTCCCAATAACTTGAGCAATTTTCCTTAGGAAAGTTGATTTACCTTCGCCACCATTTCCATACAAAATCATGTAGTGCTGGAAATCGTCATAACTACCGGCTAGGGCATATCCAATAAATGCTTTGACCGTTTCAACTGCCACTGGGCAATATTCATCTACAAGCCGGGCATGGTCTTTTTCGGCGTCTTCGTCGCAAATTTGAATTGGATTAGGTACGAGGGATAGCTTTAACCATTCGTTCCATGTTTCTGCCTTGCCGTTCATATCCAATTCATAGGGGCGATATTGAAGAAGATGATTGTCTGGCGAATTTGGCTCTAGTTCGTCCGTTTCCAGATTGTAAGTATGATTGCCGAAAACGGCTTTGTGTTTGGCCGGTTCATCAAATGGATCACTGTCAACAATCTTGTTGGCGTCTAGGCTGATTAATTTTGCGATTGAAGTCAGTGTATTCACTCTCCATATTTCATAGTGCTTTAATTCATCTTTGATAGCTACTTCAACAACTTTATCAGCGTGTTCTTTCCATCGCTTTTCCTGGGGGTCGTACCAGTAGCCAGTCGGTGAGAATTGGTTAATAGTGAAGCGATATTTTTCTTCCAGTGAATCAGCCAATTTAATCTGATTAACTACTTTTTTGTCGTTGTCATTGATGGTGAGCCAATCGGGCAACTTGTTATTATCGTCACCGGTCCCATGATTGTTATTGTTGTTATAAGTTTGGATATTCTTCTTAGTCTTATTGTCCATTAACAGTGCCCCTTTACTTATTAATTAATCCGTTAAAAATTTGCTCTACTTCTTGTTCGGGTAGCGGTTCATCACAATTACTGTTGGCAAAGTTGAGCACCTTCCAGATACTGTTACCATCTTGCGGCCTAGCACTCTTTAGCTTGCCCATAATATGGCATAACCAAGTGTGGCGGCTTCCTGTGCCGGTTCCTTGGCATATTTCATCTAATAATTGACCTGTCCATGAGTATCCAATAGTCGTATATCCTTCTCGTTTACTAGCCTCTTGGGACTGATTAGTTAAACCGATAATTTGGAAAGGCAACTCTTGAATATCGCTAAGAACCAGTTTCTGCCGTTTCTCATACTGTGGTAAGTAGTTTCTGTGATAATCATTAATATAACTGGGAGCGATCATGACTTTATCAGTTAGTAACTCAACTCCGGGAATTAGTGTTATATCAGCCTTTGGAAAGGTTTGGCTAGTTTTGTAAAAAATGTGAAAGCCGTCCCGTGGTGTATTCTCAATGTAAGTATCCAGAATATGCGCCAAATCATTATCAAGTAAATACTTCTGCCAGTTATTAACACCGTCGGTAGTTCGGTTATGCCTGTCTATGTCGATAACAGCTAATCCGCTGAGTTTCAAATTAACCCCTAAGTTGGCACTAGGCCGTTCGTTGAACCACTGTCTAATGATTCCAGTATCAGTTGTTGCATTATGCTCCCCACCCTCCGGCGGTGTTTTACTACCAGGATAAAGCCAATACACAAACACGCCTTGGCTGGCCAATTCTAACGCTGTAGTAAGTGTTTGATTTTCCACGCTGCCACCGCCTTACTCTTTGGCCCGGTCGATCATTTCAACCAGCGCCTGTGCGAACTCTTCGGGGCTGACTAGCTTCCCATGTTTAACCGCTTCCGGGTCAATGTCCCCGGCAAAGGCCGACAACATCATGTGGCCTTCCTTATCCTTGGCGATGGTAAACTTATACTTATTATTAGAACTTTCCATTGTTTAAACTTCCTCCTCATGTTAGAATAGAGGAGTAAAGTTATTTGTGTTTCACGTCCTCAAACCCCTGCTAGGTCAAGGACTTTTTTTGTTTCACAAATAAATTTACTCCTGAAAATCTAGTCGTTGTCAGTGTCTGAATTGGCGTTCTCACTGTCAGCGGCTTTTTTCATTCCCTCAATTAGATATCCACTAAGTTTCTGAATCTCCTGAGCAGCTTTCAGATCTGTCTCATTAAAGGTATGATAGTCAAGCTCAAAACGGTTCTGTAAAAACGCTCGATTGACCTCAATCGTATTAAGACTTTCACGAATTACATCAATAGAGTCCATATTTTCCCTCCTATAGTGTGCCAGCAATAGTAACAATCAGCCCTAGCAGCGGAACAAACGTTGCTAGGTAGGCCCAGGCCCGCTCATTCGGGGCCGTATCCCAGTAAGCTAGGATTTTGCCGTCTATCTTTTGTAGCATTGGTGATCACCTCCTTGTAATGGTGCCGTTGATATTCGGTTGTCAAAGGTCTTCCATCCCATAGCAAGCGCGCTCGGCAGCAGGCTACTTGTTATCTAACATGAACTTATCTAGTGCTAGGCGGTTAACTCGATATGTGCCATTTAATGAAGTGATCGGGAAATCATCATGGTTTGCCACGATCTTCCTTAAATTGTTATAAGATACTCCCAAGTATTTAGCCGTATCCTTCAAGTTCATATATGGCGGGTATTGGTTACCCTTAGCTAGTGCTTCTTGAGCAGCAACAAACGAGTTATTTACTTCCGCCTTAATAGCACTCACCAGGTCATCGGGCAGTTGAATTGTAGTTGTAAATCCTTGCATTGTATTTCACTCCTTTACGTATCTTTACGTAACATACTATCAAAAAATATCAGACGTCACATTACGTAACATCTTGATTATAGATTAGCACTGGATTAAAATGTTTGTCAAGGGCAAAACGTAATTTTACGTACCAAATGAAACGGGGGGTGGATTGGTTGAACATCAAACTCGGCGATCGAATAAAGAGAATCAGACTATCAAAAGGGCTTAACCAAAGTCAGTTTGGTGAATCATTTGAACCGGCAGCCGCAAGAAGCATTGTGTCAAGATGGGAAAGCGGTAAAAGTGTTCCGAATGCCAAACGTTTAAGGAAAATTGCAGAGCTGGGCGGAATTTCAGTTTCAGAGCTTCTCAACGGTTCTATAGATGAGTTAATCGACAGCACCGCCGATTATTTATATTCTGTCTATTCTCAAAATTTTGACGAAAATTCTATGCCTAAAACTGATGGGGTGAAAAGTCTTATCCATAAAATCAACACGCATGAAGACACTTCTACCTATGAAGATCAAGACTTTGTGTCGGCACTTTCAATCATTCTTACTATTGATAATGATGAATATGTTGAAGATAGCGTTAATCTTAATATAAAGCGTGGCATTGCTTATTGTGCTTCCGAAGTTAAGCGCAAACTTAACGGGTGGGGGCCTAGCGATTTTTCTAGGTCAAGAATCCTCTTTCATTTTCAATCGGCCGCGGACGATCATATTTATGGATATACACCAGATAACCATGGGTTGCTTATGGCTGCTCGTGATGGTATTAATACAACTATCTTACAGTTGCAAGAGATAGCCAATGCTTTTGGCGATCCGGACCTGAAAAAGTTACCAAAGGGAATAGATAAAAATTTTTATAAAGAGCTTGAAAGAATTTTCAATGGTGCAAGCGATAAAATAACAACGCTTTTCAGTAAGTATGAATAGCCATATTTTCTTCCATTTCATAGCAAGCGCGCTCGGCAGCCGTATTATATTATGGAAGGAAGATTAATGATGAAGAAGCAACATACTACTACCAGCGTTCAGCGTTCAAAGAGTGCGAAGGGCGGCTGGATTGGATATGTGTATTACTACGATGATAATGGTAAGCGCCATAAGAAGTCCGCTGGTCGTTGTCGATTAAAGGGTGAAGCCCAGCAGGCGGCGAACGATTTAGCTACCGAGCTATTGAAAGCCAATCCTAGCTTAACCGATATTTCGTTTACTGAATATTATCAACATTGGTTTGATACCTATATCTTGCCTTCTGATAAAACCAAGGGCACTAAATACAAGTATCGGCTGGTTGGTAAAAAGATTGAAACGTTTTTCCATGACCAAAAGCTCAAAGACATTACTAAAACCAAGTACCAAGAGTTTTTAAATTGGTATGGAGCTAACCATAGCCAGGAGTCTGCTAGAAAAGTCCATAGCCGTTGCGAAAATTGTGTCAGTTATGCTATTGATGATGACATTATCAGCAAGGATTTTACCCATCATTCACAGCTGATCTATAACCCGAAAAACACCCGTCACCCGGAATATTTGAATGGTGAAGAAACTTCATTATTCAAGAAACAAGTTATTGCCGGTCTTGATCGCCACTATACCAGCCGTTATATGATTTTAACGGCTCTCTATACTGGTTGCCGTATTGGTGAGGTACAGGGCTTAACCTGGGATAACATTAATTTCAATGAGCATACTATTTCCATTAACAAGCAATGGTTCGAAAAGGAAAAACATTTCGGGAAAACAAAAACCCCTTCCAGTAAACGAACGATTAAGGTTAATCAAATCTTACTAGATTATTTGTTACAGCTTAAAAATAATGGTTCTACAATGGTCTTCATGAATTGTTTTGGGACCGTTCCAACCTCTACAGCGGCCAATAATAAGATCAAGGAAATATTGGCCGATTGCAAAATTAAAAAACGTGATTTCACGTTTCACAGTTTACGTCACGTTCATGTTGCATACCTGATTAATAAAGGAATTGAAATTTATGCAATTAGTAAGCGTCTAGGCCATTCTAATATTAACGTTACTTTATCCAGATATGCTTACCTTATTGATGAGTATAAGACAAAAAACGATGATGAAATAGTCACAGCCTTAGAAGCTATTTAGATTGAACCGAATTTGAACCGTCTAAATTTAAAATGCTTTTATATCAAGGGTTGTTAGGGGTATATTCTCCCCGTGCGGGTGATTTTTTTATTTTCTGCTGGTTATCAATGGTGTTAAAACGTTGATATATCAGCATTTTTATTTTTCTGAAATTCTATAAAAACGTATTTTTTAGCAAGTCCACGACAAACTCACGACAAAATTTTATTTCTTGCCGGCGTTAATAGGTCACCAATTAGGCGGCCTTTTTATTTTGCTCTGTGGGGATGTTGACGACAAAAAGCACCCGTAAGTTAATACAGGCGCTTATGGTAAAATAATAAGGTCGTCACCACTGACAACTTAGAATCTATTTTCTAATGTTAGGAGGTGGAATTAATGAATCGACTGTTAGAATACCTCATCAATTATCTAGCACAATTATCCCTTGTGGTAATTCCCGTTTACGTGGCGTATTGGTTAAACCATCGTAAGTGATAGATAATTTTGTGACGACGTAACCCACAATAAAAGCCCCTTTTGCTATTTGCGGTAGCATTAGGGGCTTTTGTGTTTTAGGTGGTACTAATAAACCAACTAAAATACCTCATCTATTAGTATAATAGCATATTTATTGGTAAATACAATAAAAGCTCCCTTGCTATTGCAGTAGCTTGGGGGCTTTTGTGTTGCGCTATGAACCTACATAACGACTTAATCTCTATAAGTGTTATAACATATAATTGTTGAATGTAATCAATTCAAGTCTAGCTGGCAGCGATAAAGTACCAATGGTATAATTAAGAAAAAATATTGATATAATTAGTTTGAATGATGATAGCGGGGCACGTCTTATGGGGCGTGTCTTTTTTTAGTTTAGCCATTCAAAGCGAATGAGGACATAATAAAAAAGGGCGGTCTAAGTTGTTAGGTCGTCCTTTGTTATTTGTAGCTGTCACATGGTGTTATTCACTTACTTGCTGACTTTCTTGCTTCTCCTCCTTTTGGACGGTATCTAACATCTTATCAAGCAATAGTTCCATATCCGCACCGTTATCTTCCATTGCCTTAGCACGAGCCTCAGCAACCCGAGCGTCAGCATTAGCTTTCCGAATCCGTGCCTTATCCAGCTCAGGAGTGCTATTGTCTGAAAGTAAGCCAGATAAGCGAAGAATTGCAGTAGCTGCTTGAAATTGCACCATTTCAGACCTTGCACTTAGTAAATCATTTAACTTTTTAATGGCGTTTCTTTCATAGTCCCGCTTAACTACTCGGCTAATATAAGCATTGTAGGCAGACTTATACCATGAACGTTTTCGCCAATGTGATACAGTAGTTTCGTTTTTTAGACCAATCTTAGGAGCAATCTCTTTATTAGTATGTCCGCCTTCAAAGTCAAGCCTGATAAGGGTTTGCTGGTTCTTATTCAGTGATAAAAAAGGGTCGGTCGTTGCTTTATTTTGGTTCATATTTTTTTCACTCCTTTCGGGTTCTAACGCTGGCTAGGGTCTGCTACGTGGTAATCTTTCAGCTTGTCTAATAACAATTTGCTAACGTCCAGCAGTTGCAAGCGGCCGTCTTGACCCCAATACCACACGTCATCACCGCTTCGCCAGCTCTTGAGGGTATTAATCATCATCGAAACACGATTCCACTCTGGTGCCTCTTCATATTCCCGCCCATAGTGGTTAGCGGCCTTATACCCGATAACCTTATCTTTCAGCTGCGGGGATGATTGTACTCGTAGCATTAACTTATTTAGTTCATAAGCGGACAGTTTAGGCCGTTCAGCCAGTGAATTAACATACTCTGCTAAGTCTTGGTCGCTCATAGCGGCTAACGAAACATCGAAGTCTTGGCGCTTTAATAACTCCGCCTGCGGGTCCAGTGCTTGCAAGCGGTGGTTAACATAGGCGGCCTTAAAATCAGATTGCCACTTTTCTAGTTGCTGAATGTCAGCAGTTAAACCGGCGTGGAAAGATTTTAGAATCCCTTGCCGTAAGCTGTTAGCCTCGTTAATAATTTTTTGGCGGTCGTCCCGTTACTGAATTCCCTTGTCAATTACATAATTCAGATGTTTAACGTCAGCGTCAGTATTTTGGGCAGCTTGCATTGCACGATAATTAAAGCGTGCTCCCTCGTCTTTGAGAACTGACCGGCGTAATTTAACTACCTCGTTGGGGTGAATCTTAACTTGCTGCTTACCATTGTCTGCCAATTGTTGACCAGTACCTTGTTGGGCTTGTGTTGTATCGTTTTCCATAGTTATATACTTCCTTTTCTTGAATTTGTTCGAGTTGATTGTTGTTAATCCTAAGTAGCAAACGTTATCACGGTTTATTAAAATCCCTCCTGCCCGTGATATAATATAGGTATCAACAGTTCATGAACGGCGGCTAATTAGAGCCGTCTTTTTTTTGTTTACTTCATTACCCGCAAATCTATAACTAACTCATCGCCAAATTGAGCAGTTGCCAGATACAATAAATTAGCGAATTCAATTAATGCTTTCTGTGAATGGTTTCCAAACGGTGTAGTTGTTATTAAAAGCTGTTGGCAAATAGTTTTAACGGGATAACCTTTTACATAACGACCGTATAAAATAGGTTGTCCATACTTTTCTGTTAACGAATTAATTACTTTGATAACAATATCTACTAATTGCCGATAGGTTACATGATTAATAAACCGTTTATCTGGTTCAGTGCTAGCACGTTGGGGTAGCCCAGTAATAGCAGGGGATGACAGTAGATTTTCATAATCAGAGTAGCGACGCCATTTCTGAAAGTCTGTTTCTAAAAAGTGGCGTGCTTTATTTATGGTAGCCTGACGGTCTAAGTTTTTCGGCAGTTCAAAATCAAAAATAACGTTCATCCCCCTAATAAAAATGTCAGGTTTTGACAGGTTCACTATTGCGGAGTAGTTGCTAATTCAGTCATCGTAAATCACCATTGCAGAATAATATGCATCGTCCTCGGAAACTGATAGCTGGTACTTAATGTCAACTATCGTCTTGCCTTTGATGAAGTCATTAATTTGCTGCTCCATTCCAGATAGGCCATTAATGTTCTGGTTATTTCTAGGTTCAAAATAGTTTTGCGCTCTGAACGTTTTAATCTTCATGGTGATACCTCCTAATGTAAAGTGGACTATTCCAGTCCAGTGTTTCGCTACTGTTGCTTACCTTAGCGGCCAGGTGCTTTAATTCCTTAATGCGGCCGTTAATAGCTGACAGGTATTCTTTATTGCTGCTGTACGGTACGCCGTCCAAGTATCTTTCGACACCGGGAATATAGCGGGTGTATGGTTGTCCGTATTCGTTCATTATCATGTTTAGTTACTCCTTTATGCTAACCACCTGTGACAGCTCCTGTTTAGTACGCCAATATCAACCCTGTTAGCTGTCACATGGTGGGGCGCTTTGCACGGTTTAACACGGTAAAGCACAGTTAACCGTGTATGCTTTGAGACCTTGGCACGTAAGGCGCTAGCAGTGGTTCAACACGGTAACACACTTCTTTTCTTAAAAGAATATATATTTATATATGTTTCTTATTCCTGTGTGTACTCTGAAAAAAGTCTTTGAGAGAAAAATAACCGTGTACCGTGTATAATGTCACTTAATCCCTTGGGGCTGTAGGTGCTAGGGCCTACACGCTTAACCGTTCCAGCCGTGTTATTTAATCAGTACCGTGTTAAGCGCTATGTCGTTTGTACCCTTTGCGTCGCTTTCCAAATAATTTGCAATTGTCGCTTTTATTCCAATTCTCGTCATTATCAAACACCATAGGAATTTTAGCCGATAGCGGATTTCGTCCGCCCCGTGCAATTTCTCGGCCGTTCTGTTCAAACACGACTTCCAGTAACTCGGTATTGGTAAACTGTGATAGCTTGTGCAGCTGGTCGGGCGTAAACAGAATGTAATCACTTGTCTTGTTCTCACCAGTGCCAGTTACAACTCGTTTACCATATTCACCGTGTTCCCTATATCGTTTCCAATACTGTTGCCGCTGGTAAATGCTGAAACTGTCCCAATCATCAGGAACCAGTAATTCGCTGTATTCCAGCATTAAATCGGCTTGCAGGTCGGCGGCCATTGCCTTAGATTGCTTATCGTGGGCCACTCGTTCTAACTTGTCCGATAATTTCAAGGCGTGGCCACGCTCAAATAATACTTTGGCTTCCGCTAGGATTTGCAGGATGTCAGCATTGTTATAGTCACCTGGTGCCGGCATGGGCTTTGTTGCTCTGCTTTTCTCGCAATGAATGGGGTAAAAGCGCCGATTACCGGTTAAGTCGTGCAGGTATTCCGAACGGTTCACGGTCCCGATAAACATATTCTTGCGGGGATGATATTCCCGAATCCGCCCATAGGGGGACCGATAATTATCGCTAGTAGCGGAAATGAACGCTTTAGTTCGGTCCAAGCTGGTGTTAGTCATGGCTTCTAGTTCGCCAATTTCGACCACCCAAGCACTATGAATTTTAATAAGGTCGTCCTTATCAGCGCCCATTGTCCTTAAACTGTCCTCAAAATATGGTGGTGAACATAGCAGGCTAACCAGCGTACTTTTTCCGATACCCTGTTTACCATCAAGAATCGGCATAATGTCGCACTTAATTCCGGGCCGGTATACTCTGGCAACCAGGCCCACCAGCCATGTTTCAGTAACAGCCTTTACATATTCGTTATTGTCAGCCCCTAAGTAATCAATGAAAAAGTTAGCCGCCCGTTGTTGTCCGTCCCATTGCACCGTTTCGATACGTTGTTTAATGGGATTAAATGGATGGCCCTTAGCAGCTAACAGCAAGCCATCCGTTACCGCCTTATCAGTAGGTATCATCCGATAATAGCGTTCAATATCAGTTGCCAGGTTGGCTATTAGGTCATCATCAATCGAAACGAAACCCGCTTGGGTGCTTTTTCGATACTCTGCCTCTTCGGTGAAGCTGTTGTATCTGAATAAGTCTTGGTAATGGGGGTCATGCTCAAAGATTAGCCGGACGTTCTCCCGTGAATTGGGTTTGATAACCCCTTTATCAGTTTTTAGCATTCCTTGCTTTGCCGCTTTAATCGAACTCATGGTATTAGTCATCCCCAGCAGGGTGCTATCAACAGCTTTTAGGATAGTCATCATCCGATAGTTAGAATTCTTTTCGTCTAGCTGGCTGGCTAATTTAGTAGCCTGCTCTCGTGCTTTTTGGTTGGTTTCATCCCCATACGCCTTGTTAATATCAGCGGTGATTTTATTAGCCAGCTCATGGGCCGTGTCTTTCTTGACGTATTGCAGCGCCAAAGAATTGATGGCGGCCCATTCGGCTTTTTCTGTGGCGCTCTGTTTATCTTTCTCTTCACTCATTCAATTAATACCCCCTCATATATCGTTCTAGCTGCTGACGCTTGTGGTCGATGGCTTGCTTTATAGTCCGTTGGCCGTAAGTCCCGCCACCGTCCATTCGGTCCCACTTGGGCCGGTACAGATTAGTTTGCTTGAATACCTCATCAATTAATCGGCTGTCGTAATCACCGGTTACCTGGCGGACCCAATAGGCCAGCATATTGCAGCAAGCCATATCTTGGGCCGATGGGTCGTAATTGATTAGCTGGCCGTTCTCATCGGGGAATTGCTTCCCGGTGACGTTGGTACTATCGACAGGCAAGTCAGCTGTCAGCCACCAGTTAAACCGCTTGGCGTCCGTACTCTGCATGATGGAATCAATCACGGCCACCCCTGTATCACTTAACACCCCATGTGATAGCTCTGTGTTACTGAAATCACTGTTACCAGTCTGGCCCGGTGGTGCATACTCGCCAAACAATAATTGGTGCAGCTGCTGCCACATGGCTTGGCTGATGGTGCTGATTTTAAGTGGTAAGTCGTCATCTAGGGCTTTACCTGTCAAGGCGACTAACCGGCCGTTGGTATATAGCTCTCGGCCGTGTTGCTTGGTGCTGAATTGCTCTACGGTGTCATCAACCTTGAAAATGAAGTGCAATCCCAAACCGGACTGGCTGACCTCGCAATAGGTATCACCTAACAGGTCCAGCAGCCGGTTAATTAAGCTGTCCTGGTCTGGGCTGTAATCGTCGATTTCATTGGGGATGTTGTCTAGGTCTAGGAAACACCAGCCGCCGCCGACCATGAATCCTGGTCCACCATAGTTCATCACTTTGGCCCGTTCGGGGTTAGCTTGGGCGAATGTGTAAGTGTTTAGCGCCTGTTGGTAGGTTCCCCACGTACTCGGTCCCACACTTGACGCCAGGTCCCGACACTTGGGACTATTTAGGTTATGGGGGACTTTCTTGCGTTTGTGGGTGTCGTCGGGGTGCTGCGGGTCGTCATGATAGAACCAGGCGCACCAGCGGCGCTCTTGCTTCATTGCTTCCGGGAAGTCCATTACTCGGCCCCCTCTACATATTTTTGATAGGCAGCTTCCAGTTTGTCGGCTTGGTCCTTGGTGGTGGACTTTAGGCACCGTAACAGGGCTTTGATGGCCTGCTGGTTCCTTAATGTACTGGCAACCAACATCGCTTGTTCACCCTTGTTAAGCCATTCTTTGCCGTCGATGGGGTCCAGTACCTCGTCGACCATATCGGCTAAGGCGGCTAATAACCCGGTCTGTGTTTCGTTCATCGTTTGAATATTGCTTAAATCAAAATCTAAGTCGTTCTTCATTAGTTTTCACCGCCCTTGTTACTGTCAATAAAGTTAGAATGGTCAATAATGTTTCTTAATTGGTTAGCGACCGGTTCAAACTTTGGGTCGTTAACCTTGATAATGTCATTAACCAGTTCTTTGTTTAACTTGCCCTTAACGATGGCCAGAAATTTATTACCGTTGCTATCTTGTGAAGCTAAAATAGAGTAGTTGTTATTCTTCATTCTTAAACACCAATCCTTTAATTTAATTGCTAGGCTTGGTATAATGAGTAGTACAATGTGAAACAAAAATGTTCCACACCGTCAGCGTATACCAAACACCACTCGCCAAAGTTTCGTTTGATATATGCTTTTTTTGTACCCTCATTTGTCTAGCCCTTTAGTTCTGTACTGCTGATTACTTGTGCCCGCTTGGTCATCATCTGAATTTGTGATACCAGTGGGGCTAATGCTTGCTGCCGTTCCTGGTCGTTGGTGATGATGAAGTAGCCATTTCTAGGCTTCTGGTTCGTGGCCCCAATTGGCTGATGGTGGACCACAATTAATCGGTAGATGATGGCCCGGACCTTGCGCCCATTCCAGCCAGTCAACTTGACCAACTCACGCAATGGGCGGGGATGACTAACCCCATGTGGCAGCAGCCTTAATAATTCTCGTTCTTCCTGGTCTAACCTCATTACATACCTCCAATAAATTCGCTGATAATGGAACATAGCAGGGCGGCCAGTGGCACGAATGTCGCCAGATAAGCCCATCCCCGTTCACTGGGGGCCGTGTTCCAATAAGCTAATATATGCTGGTCAATCGTTGCTAGTAATTTCATAGTTATGTCCTCCAGTCACTTCACGCCGGCAAGCTATGACTTACTTTTCTAGTTGCTTCATAAACTCATCTAACGAACTGCGCTTGTATCGCTTTACTCCCTCAATTTTGATTACAGGAATGTGATATTCACGGTCCCATTTATTGAAAGTGCTTGGCGCAATATGAAGATATTTACAGGCTTCTTGCTGTGTTAAAAACGGCGGGAAGCTATTTTTATTAGTGACTTCCTTTACTGCTGAATCAATAGCAGCCGTTACCATGTTTAGGGTGGCTGTTTTTAGTTCCGGCGGTAACTGTAAATCAATATCCATGTAATTCATCCCCTTAATCCTGTTTAGCTGTCACACGGTGGGCAGCCATGAACTCGTCAATGTCAGACTTTGCAATGCGCTTGGACTTGCCTACTTCGATAGTTGGTAAGCCTTGCTTGATGTACTTATACAAGGCGTCGTATGAATTAAAGCCCATGTATCGTTTGGCTTGTGCAAAGCTAAAATATTCAGTCATTATGTAACCTCCTATCTAAGAAAATTAGATTTTGCATTTTTATCGTATATCTAAGTTTCTTAGATGTCAATATCTAAATATTTTAGATTTATTATGTTTTGTTCGTTTTATTACTGCTATAATTAATGGCGGGTGATATAAATGAAAAATAGGCTGAAAGAACTACGAGAAGAAAAAGGTCTAACACTTGACGATATAGAAAACATTACAGGCATTAAGCGTGGAACCTTTAATAATTATGAAAACGGGAAAACTGAACCTAAACTAGACACTTGGGGAAAATTAGCGGTCTTTTTTGATGTGCCAGTTTCGTACTTGATGGGAATTACTAAAGATAAAGATGATTACGGAATAGAAGTTAAAAAGTATTCCGGCACTAAGGGGGATTATTTTGAATTGGGCAGGTTTCAACACAAATTCCAGGACCCCAACACTTTTAGCGATGGTCGAGCACCTAAGGTAGATTTAACGGACGATGAAAAATCATTGGTTACAAGAATGGTTGATAACTTTGGTGATGTGGTCGTTGGGGAAGCAATCCCATATTTAATAGATGAACCGGGCAATAAAGAACTTACTAAGGTTCAAAAAAAGAACCTTAAAGAACTTGAATATTTAATCAACTGGCTATATACCATAGTCCAGCTACCTTACCGAAAAGCTAAGGACGGCAATGTAAGTATTAAAGACACTATCCTAGCTCAAAAATATTTATTTGCTATTTTGAAGGTCGTTAATCACACACTAAAGATTGAATCAAAGGAATCTGAGGACGACTTAAAAATCCTTAATAGTATTTTGGGGAAAAATGAAAAACCTAAAAAATAACGCCCTAACTAAAACTTAGCCCGTTTTGCTGATATAGCTAGTTAGATAGCTGAATATAGTTTCTAAATACCTGCGAAGTATATAGAACCAGTACCCTAAAACGGGGTACTGACCTGCGTACTTGATTTCAGTACGGAGCGCCCTAATCCTTGGGGGAGTAGCGAAATGCGACACCAGCCAAAACAGTACCGTAGGGGACCCAAGTCGGTAAATCGCCGAATCAGGTTAAGCAGTGGGGGGCCAAATTAGACACCCCTTTACAACCTGTGATAGCTCTCTGTTGAGCTGTCACATGGTGTTATTCAAGCATACATAATCATGGGGCAGCTCCCTTATCGGCTATTACTTCCAGTCCAAAACGCCGGCAAGCTGTGCGACAGGAGGTAATATAATGAGTTATGCAAGAAAAGCTAATAAGGGTTACTACGGATATGCCAGTTACCAAGATAACGATGGCAATTGGCACCAGAAATCAGCAGGGTGTTTCAAGTTAAAGCGGGAAGCACTAGCGGCAGCCGATGAGTTGGAAACTAAATTGGGCCAAGTTAATCTTGACTTGAAAGATGTAACGCTAGCTGAATACTTCCAACACTGGTTCAAACTGTATAAGGCCAGCAAGGCTCAAAGCGCCAGCGCCCGGAATCAGTATCGAATCATGTTAAAAATGATTAACGAGTATTGGAAAGATACCCGGCTGTGTGATATTAAACGGTCAGACTACCAAGCCTTTATTAACTGGTATGGTGCTGACCATGCTTATAAGTCAGTCAGCAAGTTAAATGGTGCCATTAGGGCAGCGGTTAGTTATGCGATTGATGATGATGTCATCACTAAGGATTTTACCCATAACGTCACGGTGACTTATAACCGTGATAAAAAAGTTAAAGTCCAGTATTTAACTAATGATGAGTTAGCCACCCTTAAAACTGCTGTGTTAGCTAAGCTGAACCGGTATAATACAAGCCGTTACATGATATTAACGGCGATTTACACGGGGATGAGAAAAAGTGAAGTCCAGGCTTTGACGTGGAAAGATATTGACTTCTTGCATTCCACCATCCGGGTGAATAAGTCCTGGGACGAAAAGAAAAAGGCTTTTAAGTCCACTAAAACGGAATCAAGCAACCGGACCATCAAGGTTAACCGGCAACTGCTGAATCATTTAGCAGACTTAAAAGCCAATAACAGCGTTATGGTATTTCAGAATGTATTAGGAACCATCCCCACCAGTAACGCCCTAAATAAATGTCTACGCTCTATTATGGCGTCATGTGGTATCGAAAAGCAAGGCTTTCATTTCCACTCACTGCGTCACGTCCATGTAGCCTATTTATTAGGGCAGGGCGTGGATGTTTACGCCATTAGCAAGCGTCTAGGCCATTCTAATATCACTGTGACGCTTAACACTTACTCATATTTGATTGATGAGTACAAGGCAAAAAACGACACGCTTATCATTGACAAGCTGGCCCAACTTTAA